GATGTAGATTTAATGACATTTGATTGTGAGGAAGAATTATATAAAATAAAATTATATCATCCATATACTAAACTAATACTTCGTTTAGCGGTAGATGATAGTAATAGTATATGTAAATTTAATTCAAAATTTGGATGTAAATTAGACCAGGTATTAGAGTTGCTTACTATCGCAAAAACATTGAAATTAGCGGTTGTTGGATTTAGTTTTCATGTAGGAAGTGGGTGTAGTTCTAGTGATAATTTTTATGGAGCGATTAAGGATTGTAGAGAAGCAGTAGATATTGCAAAAACGATTGGTATAGAGGTATCTATTATAGACATTGGTGGTGGCTTCCCAGGTGTAGACCGAAAAATAAGCTTTGAAGAAATAGCAAAACGAGTGAATGATGGGATTCATGATTTTTTCTCTATGGAAGTTGAATCAGGTACAGTCAAATTTATTTCAGAACCTGGTCGTTATTTTGCTGAGAAAACACACACACTTGTATTGAATGTTATTGGAAAAAAGATTATAACAGACGATAATGGTGAGAAAATGATTGTGTATTATTTAAATGATGGTATTTATGGTAGTTTTAATTGTATTTACTTTGACCATAATGTACCTACTATTCTACCATTTAATGAACGTGATGGTAAGCTTTTTAAGAGCCGTCTATTTGGACCTACATGTGACAGTATAGATTTAATTGCTGATGAGATCATGTTGCCAGAGTTGGCAATAAGTGAAATAGTTTACGTTGAAAATTTTGGGTCATATACTGTAGCTGCGTCTTCTAATTTTAATGGTTTTAAAACTACTGTATGTAAATATATATTTAGGTCCTAGTCAGGGCACTCATAAAAAATTGAAAACTTTTTAGGTTTAGGACAAAAATATCATCCTAATGTATACATAGTTTATGCCCAAATCCTCCAGAAGAACAATGAAGAGAAGTAGTTCAGGCTCAGATAGTGAGTGGTCAGGCTCATCTAAGTCATCTAGGTCGTCTAGCTCATCAAGACGCAGACGTGCAACTGGTGCCCGTTCCAGAAGATCTACCGCAGCAAGAACTGCTGAGGTCTTCCCTCCCAAGCCCCGTATTGGACACCCTAACCAGCTTCCTAAGCCTGAGTTAAGAGCCAAATTGATGGCTCCCGTCTTGGCTAGAGTTGGCACTACCATTTCCAGTGTTTCAGAAGTTACACCCAACACTCGTTATTTAGTAATGACAACCAATCGCAAGAATCAATCTGTGGCCTATTGCTTGAAAGCTACTGGCACTTCTGGCGAAAGCGCAACATTCTACATGCGTGATTTTAGAAACGCTGGTTTTGGTGTAGGTGCTGGCGAAGTAAGAGCAACTGCTGCTCATGTTTACAAGATAACCCCTGAACTGAAGTCAAGCTTAGAAGCCGAAGGTATGTGGTTCAACGAAAACGAGTACAGCCGCTAAAAATTTGGTATACCTGCTAACAATGTAACATTCTCAGGAAGTTCTGATGCATTTATATATTGTATCACATCTTCTGCTAAATAAAGAGTCATTTGTATATTTTTATTTTCTATTGTGCACTGTTTTGTCCAGCGGTCTAGTTTCAATACATCATTAAGACCAATGATTCTGCCAATAACACCACAATGTTTATCAGGTCTTTTTCCTGGTTTTCCATTTGTATGTTTGATTCTCCACTCACATGAAAGAGCATTTTTATGGTCAGGGAATCCAGTAAGTAGTGCATAGATTTCCCATCCACCACCACGACCATGGGTATATCTGGCACCACCACAGATTTCTTCATTGTGTTGTCTTAAGCGGCGTTTTGGGTTATTTGTAGAGCCATTATAAGATAAATGTGCGTATTTCGGGTTACGGTTACGAAGAATATAACAATACCATGGTCCACGACCATCATCCAATGTTTGGGTTTGTTCTATTGATTCTTCAACAACTATATTTTCCATAGTATCAAATATAATAATAAATTTATTATACACCAATAAATTTATTAGACATAGGTTGGCAAAACATCAATATCCATAACTTCTTCACCTACTTTCTTAGATAAAAACTGACTAAAAAAAGAGAATCCCAATTGCTCTTGTGGAGTATGCTTATGCACCGTGCGTGCAATCATCTTATATAACTTAAAATTAGGATAACGCTCTTCACCATTGCGTTTATATAAAATATTCTTATCATTATCATCTAAACACCATCTATGAATTGTCTTTTGTAACTCATCAAAATTCTCAGGATATTTATCGTCATCAATAATAAAATCATAAATGGAACACCCTAATCTAGACAGGTCAAAACTATAATTAGGGTCAATACGGGGTTTTTTTTCATTCATGAAAGGCTCACAATTATATTGTGTAGCACCATCTCCACCAGGAGCAAAACTATCACTAAAAAACAATTGTCCCTTGAATTTGTATGCGCTACGTCCGAAATCTATGATTTTAAATATTTTACCATAAGTTGGAACACGATATGTTTTTTTATCATATTGGTAATACAAATATTTTTTATCTGTATTCACGTACATAATGTTGTTTGTGTGAAGATCATTATGTGTAAAATTAAATGCTTTCTGGTATGCAATTAAAGACATTATTACTTGCATTAATGCGGCAGCACCCGTATCATGATTTAATTTATCTTTAACAAACAATTCGTCCATTGTACCATCGCATTTCTCTAAGCAAATCAATTGAACTGGAAAATTATTTATAAAAGCATATTCAGATTGTTCTTCATCATCGTCATCGTAGTTATCGGAACCATCAGAATCACTTACCCAATCACTGTCACTGTCACTATTTTTATCTGATCCATCTTCATTGCTATTGTCAGATTCTTGGTCATCGTCTACACTATAATTAGTTTCGCTATTATTTGAACTATCTGATGAGCTGCTAGTTGTAGAATTATTTTCTTTCTCATAAACCAATTCATTAGAGTTTGTTTGTTCAACCGATTCAGTAGAAGTAATAAAGTCAAGGTCTTCTACACTAATATCGTCAGAAACATCATCTATTTGCAACTTTTTCTTATTTCTACGAGAGCCAAAATTGGCAAACTCATTGGGTGTATCAACTGACACTGTAAATAGTTTATTCATATTCTCTGTAAAATAATCCGATGAATTCAAATATTCCAAATCATCAGATATATTTGCTTTAAATTTTTCTTGGACACCTAAAAAGGAGCCATAATAATCTACCCCATGTACAAAATCGTGTTTATGCATTAATTTAGATGCCAAAAAACTAAAGAAGTTATCAGTATAAGATGTGTTATTGTAATATGAAATTTTTTGAAGAGGTGTATTTGACGAAAAAGGGTTTGGTAAAATATTCATTTTATCCATATCATCTTTGTATTTTCCAGTCATGTATCTTATGGGGTCAACAAGAGGTGAGTATTTAATAAACACTGGCTTATTTGTGGTTTCTTGTGTTTCGTAATTAATAACCTTATTCATATTGACAAAATGGTAATCATGATTTAATGCTATTTTATTATAACTTTTTTCAGATAAGTCAAAAAACAGAGAATAGACAGGATTATAGTTTTGAAAGTGATTGATTTGAAATGGATTATAATGGTACTCTAAATCTTCATGGTTGTATGCATAATCTTTCTCTAAAGAACCTAAATCAATTGGTTTTTGTTTTACATAATGAATATTGAATTTAGTATCATCTAAAATACTCATTTTTGTATAAGTGGTTTATATATTTTAAATTTTACTTTCTAAACTTATTAGGGGTTATTGAGTATTTTTTAATACATAATAAATATTAGTTTAGAGTGATTAATTATAATATATCAATATTCATATATTGATTGATAATGACATTGGAATTAAAAAAGTTTGACATGAGAGCAATTACATTTAAACCAGATGAAAACAAAGGACCTGTTATTGTTATGATTGGTCGTCGTGATACGGGTAAGTCATATTTAGTAAGAGATTTATTGTTTTATCATCAAGATGTTCCTATTGGAACAGTTATTTCTGGTACAGAAGCAGGTAATGGATTTTATGCTGCTCACGTTCCTAAATTATTTATTCATGAAGAATATAATAGTATATTGATTGAGAATGTATTACGACGTCAGAAAATGGTATTAAAACAGGTAAATAAAGAGATAGAAGTATATAAGAAAACTACTATTGACCCACGTGCATTTGTTATTTTAGATGATTGTCTCTATGACCAGTCTTGGACAAAGGATAAGCTTATGCGTCTTTTATTCATGAATGGCAGACATTGGAAGATAATGTTGATAATTACTATGCAGTACCCTTTAGGTATTCCACCAAATCTTCGTACCAATATTGATTATGTTTTTATTTTAAGAGAGCCTACTCTAGGAAATCGTAAAAGAATATGGGAGAACTATGCTAGTATGTTTCCCACATTAGAATCTTTCTGCGCAGTCATGGACCAAACTACAGAAAATTATGAGTGTTTAGTTATTAATAATAATGCTAAGTCTAATAAATTAAACGACCAGATTTTCTGGTATAAAGCCCAAGACCATCCAGATTTCAAGTTGGGGTCTAAGGAATTCTGGGAAATATCTAAGAGCATGGGTTCAGATGATGAAGATGATGCATATGACCCTAGCAAATCTAAGAAAACAAAGGGACAGCAAATCAATGTGAAGAAGACCAAGTGGTAAATAGCGAAGCTTCCCTTGTTTTTGAGGATAAACATGATGTTTATTCTCAAAATTTTTATTTTTATTTCATCTTGGGTATTTTAATCGTTTTTTCTAATTCTATTGTCCATTCACTTTAGTTTTCACCTTCTTTACTCTCTTCAGTAGTGTTATACAAAACATTCGTAATTGATTCTCCTAGCGGGCTAGTAGTGTCCGAAGCAATATCAATATTTGAATTATCAACAGGTCTAGAAGAACGTCTTAATATATAATCATCATTATCATCATCATCATCGCTTCCACTTTCATCACTAACTCCAGAAATTTCTGGAGTATCATAATATTCTTCTTGTGGGCTTGGAATGCGACGAACAATCTCATGGTTCCTATTGATTTCTTCCAAGTCTATGTGAGAATCTTTATAGTTTAATGAGTAATTCTTTCCACGGAATTCAATATGTTTATCATTAAATTGCCAATTAGTCTTACGTCCGTTCTTCAACCGTATGAATTTCCTACCAAATTGTGGATTAAACTCATAAAATCGCTTCAACTGTTTGCTCAATTCACAGGCAGCATTATTCCTCTCACATATATCTAAACTATAAATATGGGAAAAAAATATACGCAAATATGGTTTCATAATTTCAACTAGTCGCTCCTTAGGGAAATCATCATCTATAATAAGTTTCTTAGTAAATTTACTAATAGTCAACATACGTAGTGCTTCATCATACAATTCATCGCATTCCGCATTATTTATATATTCCCCAATATATTTTTTGCGAATTATAACTTCATTTTCAGACTTAAAATGCAACAAGTTGAAATTACACAAAAAGTAATTATGAAACAAATTAGACAACACAAAATTACCCTGTTTCATAAAGAAATAAATATGATATAACGTTGCCTTATCAAATGGCAAATTATTATAAGGGTTCTTAGGTGCTAATGGGTGCGCAAACATATAAGGTGAATTGCTTAACGCACCTTCTATAATAGTGCGCATATCAGAAACAGTAAATAGGTATTTGTTATTGTTTTGCAATATAGTAATCACATTATGTTGTGATTCATTAATAGGAGTTAGAATCAGGTCGGTCTGAATACGACAAGGTGCTTTTCTCCATTTATATCTATAAACTGCTCTACTCAACGCCCAATAATGACGCTGTATTTTGCAAAACCTACTAATAAATTCATCTCGCTGGTTAGATGTCATAAAGATATTATCTATAGTTTTCTTAAAATATGAAAACTTTGATTGTATAGAATAATCAATATGACCTACTGCAAACATGAATAAGAAAATTTTCATTAATCTGTTTGTCATATCAGTTTCAAACGGTATTGTGAGATTTGGCACATATTCATGATTATGTGCTTTACTACAAAAATCAAACTTCATGTTTTTTGAATTGATATTTGTAGAGAAATTATATAGCTCATCAGTTTCACTAGTAGTCTTATGTGCTATTTGTGAGAAAGTGTGCATCGTAACCTAAAGATATAAATGATAAATTGTTTATATCTTTTTAATAATACTTAGACCATAATACCATTAGACATTGTTTTCACCAAGTGCTTCTCTAGCCTTCTTAGCAAGCAACTCATTATGGAGTTTTGTAGACTCAACATCAGCAACTTCACGCTCATCAAAATTAACGGTTTCTTTCACACCAATCAAATTACCATCATCATCAATAGTTTGGGTCAATACATTTCCACTCTTCTTAGCAAGCTTAATATTTTCCTCAATCGCCTTGCGCTTAGTCTCCATAACACGCTTATCAAACTCCTCTTTAGCAAGAGTCTCATTCTTAATCTTCTCATTATGGAGTTGGTTCAACTCCTCCTCCAAGAACTCTACCTTACCAGTCTTGTAAGCATCAGGGTCCCAAGGAATCCAAATACCAACGGGACCAACAAAGATATCATGATTTGGGTCGTGCTTACGCAATGACTTGCACTTATTCTCTGCTTCTTCTTGGGTTGAGAAAACACCACGTACCTTTAATCCACGAACATTTGTTTGGAAAGCATGCTCACGATTAAACTGCTCATTAAACTTCTCCTCGTGCTTATCTACAAAGTTTTTGTAGTCATCTTCTACACCAACACTCTTTATCTTGTCACCCTCTTCCTTGATAAAGTCGTTAAAATCAGTAATCACATCATCTACTTTTAAATTGTATTTAAAAGAGAGAAATTGGATAAAATCTTGGTATCTTTCCATAGATTTAGCAAAATCCCAGTTTTTAACGAAAGAGTTAAATAACAATACCTCCCGCTTTTTAAGAATCTTCTCAGGAGATACGAATGACATGCAACAGAACTTTTGTCCAGCAATTGGTTGGTCTTCATCACACAAATCAACATATTTAGGATTTTTTTGACCATCTGGTAAAGTCTTCTTTTCAAATGCCGACATCTTTAGCAATATATAGGATTTTTATGAGAAATCTGTTTAAGTGTTTTGTTAACATATAATATTATTTATTTTAGGAATAATTAATACTAAAAATTATTTTGTTTGATTATAATATATAACCAGAATGAGTGGTATGTTTGATTTCAACGAGCTTGTTAAACGTGCTATTAAGTACTTAATCGAAGGTTTAGCCGTTGCGGTTGTAGCCTTATTGATCCCCAAGAAACCCCTCAATGTTGAGGAGATTGTCATCATTGCTTTAACTGCCGCTGCTGTATTCAGCATCCTTGATGTTTTCATCCCTGCCGCTGGTGCTACAGTTAGAGGTGGTGCAGGATTTGGTGCTGGTGTAAATTTGATCGGTGGTCTCAAGATGGCTATGTAAATGCAGCCAACCAAATACTAATATAAATTTTATCTATTACTGATAAAATTTATTGTTGCAATTCAATAGGATTTTCAATGTCTGCTTTCATAATCTTATCCTTACGTTTCAAATAAGCACGATGGCGATATTCCTTAAGCTTATCTGGGTTCTCTGTTTTTAGACGGTTCAAATATTGTTTAGCGTTTTCCTTGACCTTGTCTTTGTTTTGTTCGTAATACCTTTTATGACGGTCATTATTAGTATACTTTTCTAATTGTTTCCTGAGATTATCTACGATTTCTGTCAATACTGAATTTTCTTGTCTAAGTTTGTTTATGGTGGCATCTTTTTGCAGTAATTGAGCTTCTCTAATGTCCATGGTATAATTGATATGCCTAAATTATTTTTAGGGATTTAACGTAAATTAAGGAAACCGTAGGTTTCCTTAAGAACCTTCCCTTTACAATAATTTACGTGAAAAATTATCTGAAATAAAAACTTGAATAAGGGAGGGGGTCTGAGGGGGAACCGTGAAAGCTTCGCGGGTCGGTTCCCCTCATACGCTCGGAAAATACTCCCAGTCTAAATCATTACAAACTTTCTTCCATATCATATCCTGTTCTAATTGTTTTTCACGGTCCTTCATCATAGGAATATAAGGCAAATATTGCGTTTGATCCAATAAAACACATAATTGATGTAATGTATACGTGTAATTAAAGAAATTCGTGCGATTTGCTGGACAATGAACAGCCCATGGCTTTTGAATCTCAATAAACAAAACACACAATGTTTCATGTAATTCTTCATTCATAATTGGTGGTTTAATACCAAACAATGAATTAATATATTGAATATGTTCAAAATATTTATTAAACCCCAGTTTTCTAAGGATATCCCTCATTTTATCGTAATTAATAAGTGACATATCTTTGATACGTTCCTTCTTAATCCTTGCCTTAATCGCATTAATAACCTCTTCAGGAATTTGCGTTGTTTCCTTAGCCTGAAATTGCGATAAAATCTCTTTAAAATGATTCAATCTGATATAAGCAGTATAAGAAACCTCATTCGGTGGCTCTTTGTTCGTAGGTTTAGAACTATCTACAATATATGTAATAAATTTTCCACATCCCTGGTTATTACAAATCAAAATACCCTCTTCATCTTGAGGTATCATCTCACCGACATTACATATTTCACATAAGTCGGACGTAACAATAAAGTTTTGAATATTGGGTAATTCACTGCCTACATTTCTCCAATAGTTTTGATATGCTTTTTTAGATTGTGCATATTTATCACTTTGTGGATTGGCAGCTTCGCTTGTAACGGATTTTATCTTAAAAAATGAATTTACTACATTAGAATTCTGGGTAGTAACTGTACCAGTAGAGATCTGTTGCTTTTGTTCAAAGTAATGAAAGATGTATTTAGAATTATCTAATAAATATCGTTTTTTTTCACCCTTTAATAATTTAAATTCTGACCGTAAAGACAGGATTTTATCGCGTATGTCTAAATATTGTTCTATCTGGCCCTCATTTAGTTTTTTAGCTTGGTCTTTTAAGATATTTATTTCATTCTCAATCTCTGGGATGCGCATTATTTCTATATTGCGGAAATGTTCTAATAATTCGTTGTGTTTTTCATCTATTGTATTTGCTTGTTGTTTCTGCAATATTTTTGTATTTTTATTTGAGTTCATTATAGATAAAATACTGACGTGCTTTTATGTAGGTTTTATTTTCTGAATATAATTTAATAGAAGAGTTTAGTTAAATGGTAGAAATAAAGTTTCATAGTGATTACGACGCAACTTTTATGTTAGCAATGATATTTATACATGATTTTTTACATGATTTTAATGCTGTAAACTTTTCAGCAAGAATGAAAACTATTCGTAATAGTATTGATAATTTTACTAAAATTGTTAGCGGGGTTAGTCCATTATCATTGGGTGGTGGTCCTAAGCGTAAGAAAGAATTAGTTATTAAAGATAAAATGCTAAAGAATGAAGAGGATTATTCTGAATTCGGTGTAGGTGAATCTGTTCCTTTTTTAAGAGATTGGTGTAAAAAAGTAGAGAAAGAAAACATTAGCCAGTTAAACGGTTTAGTCGGTCATATAAACAATTTTATAGGTGTTTCTAAAACTACCAGAGAGCGTGCTAAAATAATACAAGATATTAAACAATTAGTATATGAATCAAAATTGTTTGTAATTGGTAATATTAGACCGAACAAGTCAAAAGGCAGTTATGAACACCATTGTGAATTAATGCGCAAAGCATTTGGAAACGCCATTAAAGAGTCAGAGGCAGATTTGGGAGATTATTTTAAATTGATGGGTAAATTATATTTATTTTACCAGAAAGGTGATAAAAACCCATACGACTCGTTTAATAACACTAATATAGAGCATGCATTGTTTCTCTTTTTATTGGATTCTGAAAGAAATTTAATTGATTGGGAAAATATAGATTCTTTACATGTTTTATTACAAACATTAGAGGATCAATATTCTGATTACTTTAAAACGTCAATACCTGAAGCTCAAGTGGTTGTTGAAGAAGAAGAGCGACCCATTGAAGTTAAAAAAACAGGTTTTAATCCATTTACACGTGGTCAAGCACCACGACTCCGTATACCTAATGTATTTGGATTTCCACGCAGAGGGGCTGGTGGTTTTAATCAAAAAGGAGGCAGTATTGATAACATAGAAACTACAATAGAATCCACACCTGAATTTAAACCTATTTTAAACGTGATGTCAGGAGAAACAGAATTAAGCGCTTTATATGATATAGACAATGGAGCTGTTATTACATTAAAAGAGACAATTGATACAGTTCTAGACCCTCTTATAGTGCGAAGTGATGAGGAATTAATGCTTGTTATAAATGAAAAAACATACAAGAATACTTATAAAAATCCAGTTAATTCTGAATTTGAATACTTTATGACTGCTTTAAACCCAAGAAGAGGAGACCCAGAACCATCTAAAATTAGAAAATTTAAAATAAAACTATTAGACAACATTATAAAATTATTCGCATACGTCTATAGAACAATAGTTGACCATAAGATTCGTTTATTAGAGAAAGCAGAAAGGGAAGAAGCAAGGTCCAATTCAGGAAGTCTTACACCCGACCAACGTGGAAATGTCCAAATGATTTCAGTAACTGTAGCTAGTGGTGGAAAGAGATTCATACTTGGAGATAATATTAACGCACGAACCGTATATCAAAACAATACTGTTCTACAAGCTGAATGTGAAATAATAGAAAACATAATAGCAGCTCAGCGTGTACCAGGGTCAATAGATGAAAATATTAGAGAGGCATTTAAAAGATATGCATCTGGCAGTCCAAAATACCTAGGAAATATAAACGCTATTAAAGGTGTAGTCGCAGCAATAAAAAGTCCAAAGAAGGGTGCTCTAAATGTGGTTGCCATTAATAATGCAGCATCTGACGCATTAGATTATGTAGAAATAGAAGAACAATCACGTATTTGTCCAATAAGTTCTGTTAATGACGCACAAGGAACTTTTGGTTCATGTTACCCTCTTAAACGCATATATCCAGCAAATAGAAAGGAATTTAATCCTATGGAGTTTGATATTAGAAACGATAATGAAAGTAATCCTATTTATTATCATGGAAAAACTGATGTAACAAACAGTTCAGGAAAATGGAGAACAAGAGTTACATATGAAGCTCAGATAAATGAGTTTTATTTACCAGAGGTAGAAGTAATTATAGATGTAACAGAAGGCCAGAGTGTTCTTACTCTTTCAGCAAATGAAACATTTAAAACACTATTAAGTGCAATACTTGGTATTTGGAGGAATTTGTTTGCTGGGTCAGGTGGTACAGTATCATCTAAAATGATGTGGGATTCTTTAATTAACAACCAATTAATTTTTTCTGAATTAGTATCATGTGGTTCCTTAAAAAGCGTTGGTGATTTATTCCAAGAGGTAAATTCTGTTGCAGAAGGAGGTGCATATACTAATGGTTTTAATATTTCAAATCAATATCGCATAGGAGCTAACGGTGACCAACCATCTGGTGTTCGCGCAGGTTATATGTTATTAAGAGCATTTTACGGGATAAATATTAATTCTATGGCTGGTTATTTAGCACCTGCAGAAAGTGCATTTGCTATTAGAGGCGATGTGGGTACTCCTCCACCAGCGCAACCTAGTTCAGATTTTATTACTACTAGGAAAGCAATTAAGGCGCCTACTGCTGCAGAAAAAAGAGCAGCAACCGCAGCAGCTGCTGAAAAACGCGCTACACTTGCAGAAAAGAAACCGAAAACTCCTGCTCCTCCTAAAGAAGAATTATTGTTTGATATACCAGAGGAAGTTCCTTCACCTAGTGCTATTTCTACAGCGGTTTCAAAAAAGAAACGTAAACGTGCTGGTGGAAGTAATAGACACAAAACTCGTAAATACCATTAAAATTGTGTATCATCAAAATATATATGTCAGCTCCACACAAATTAGAAGTAACCAATGATTTACCAAACAATATTAAATTAGAGAAAGCTTCATTGCGTAAAATGTTATTTATTATGAATGCTTTAGACCAAGGATGGAGTATAAAAAAATCACAGGATTCTTATATTTTTACTAAGAAGCATGAAAACCGTAGAGAAATATTCCAAGAGAATTATTTAGAGGATTTTTTGTTTAGTAATTTCTCATCTGACCCTTTTGAAATGAGTAAAAAAGCATGATTATTAAATACTTTTTAAGAAAGTATTTAATAAGAACTTCATAAAAATATATTGCTATTAAATTTAGGAAAAATTACAATATCAATATCTGTAATTCATATTTATTTTTTCTGTAGTTAATATGTGCAGACTTTTAGCGATTATTTATTACATTTCATTAATTAATACATATTTAATTATTAATTAATTGTTTTCTCCCAAAATTATTTTCTTTGAGGATAGTATAAGGATTATTCCAAAATGGCTGGTGGACTTATGCAACTCGTCGCCTATGGCGCCCAAGACGTGTTCCTTACTGGAACCCCCGAGATTACTTTCTGGAAGGTGTCTTACAGACGCCACACCAACTTCGCTATGGAGTCAATTGAGCAAACCTTCTCTGGCCAAGCCGATTTCGGCCGCCGTGTAACCTGCACAATTAGCCGCAACGGTGACCTTGCCTACCGCACATACCTCCAAGTTACTCTCCCTGAGATTAACCAGAGCTTGTACACTGGCGCTGCTGGTGCCAACAAGGGTGTCTATGCCCGTTGGTTAGACTACATTGGTGAGCAAATGATTGCTCAAGTTGAGGTTGAGATTGGTGGCCAACGCATTGACCGCCAATATGGTGACTGGATGCACATCTGGAACCAACTCACCGTCTCTTCTGAGCAACAACGCGGATACTACAAGATGATTGGTAACACCACCCAACTTACCTACATCACTGACCCCACATTCGCTGATGTCTCTGGTCCCTGCGCCAGCTCTGGTGGCCCCAACCAAGTTTGCGCTCCCCGCAACACACTCCCTGAGACCACCCTCTACATCCCCCTCCAATTCTGGTTCAACCGCAACCCTGGCCTTGCTCTTCCCCTTATTGCCCTCCAATACCACGAGGTCAAGATTAACCTTGACATCCGCCCCATTGGTGAGTGCCTCTGGGCCGTCCAAACCCTTGCTGGCACCAGCGGAACCCAATCCGTCTCTGCTGCCTACCAGCAATCCCTTGTTGCTGCCTCCCTCTATGTTGACTACATCTTCCTTGACACTGATGAGCGCCGCAAGATGGCACAAAACCCCCACGAGTACCTCTTTGAGCAAGTCCAATTCACTGGTGATGAGTCCGTAGGCTCATCCTCCAACAAGATTAAGCTCAACTTCAACCACCCCTGCAAGGAGCTCATCTGGGTCGTCCAACCTGATGCCAACGTTGACTACTGCTCATCCCTTGATGCCGCTGGTGTCCTCTACCGCACACTCGGTGCCCAACCCTTCAACTACACTGACTCCATTGATGCTTTACCCAACGCTATCCATGCCTTCGGTGGACCCATGTCTGTCGGCTCTGGTGAGGGTGACAATGGCTTCATCAACGCTTCTGGCCTCTTCCAAATGCCTGGTGCTCTTGATGTCTCTGGCCCCACTAACACTGGCTCCCAATGGTCCAATGTTCCCTGGGGAACAGCTGCCTCCACATCTGAGTCCCTTGTCTCCGATGCTGGTGTCTTCGTCCTCTCTGAAACTGCTCTTGACATGCACTGCTGGGGCCAAAACCCCGTTGTCACTGCCAAACTCCAACTCAACGGCCAAGACCGCTTCTCTGAGCGTGAGGGCAGCTACTTTGACGTAGTCCAACCCTTCCAACACCACACCCGTGCCCCCGACACTGGTATCAACGTATACTCCTTCGCCCTCCGCCCTGAGGAGCACCAACCCTCTGGATCATGCAACTTCTCCCGCATTGATAACGCTGTTCTCCAACTCGTTCTCTCATCCCCCACCGTTGCGGGTGTTGCCACTGCCAAGGTCCGTGTATACGCTGTTAACTACAACGTCCTCCGTGTCATGAGCGGTATGGCAGGCGTGGCTTATTCAAATTAGGTTAGGCACAATTTTTGTGTGACCAACAAAATAATAATTCTCATTAAAATAACAAAAAAATTTATATAATTATTAAAAAGTAATTATATAACAGTTTCAATATTAATCATCTTCTTCTGTGTTTTTCTTTTTTCTATTATCAGCTATTTCTTTTGCTCTCATTTCTTTATATTCTTCATCTCCATATTTTTCTCTTAAAATTTCTCTTTGTTTTTGCTTTCTTATTCTAGCTGCCTCTTTTATTTCCTCATCTGTTTTTTTATTATTATTTTTAACTATGTTTTTATTATCATCTCTTAATCTTCTCATTTTTTCCCGTTGTTTCTCTCTAACATATTCAATACCATGTTCTTGTATGATTCTTTCACGATGAGATTGTTGTTTATTCCTGTTTTTATATTTTTTATCATCATTGTTTGAAGATGCAATTACGGGAATTGCGTTATCGGTAAATACTATAGAATTTGTTAATTGATTTGATAGTTCATTGTTATCGTAATATACAATAACATCATTATCATTATCAATATAAGTATTTTTATTCTTTTCATAAATTAACATGAATTTATTAATAATATCATCAAATATATAATCCTTTTTCATATAATTACATTCGCAACAGCATGTTTTTGTATTATCTAATATATAACCTTTGTTGTTATCATATCGGTCTATACCATTAGTGTGGGTTTCATCAGATTTCTTTCCACATAAATAACAGTCATTATTTATAATATTTTTATAATCTAAAATTGTTATTAGAAAATCTATTTGTTTTTTAATTGCTCTAGATTTATAATCAGAATAAGATGAAGAATTATGATTCGCAAAACATTGTGGATACAAATTACCAGAAATTTTATTTTGAAAGGTTAGTACATGTTCTATTCGTTTTATAAAGACCTCATCACTACAAGAACCCTTCATATAATTACACATTTTACAACAACTTACACAATTATCTAATAGATAACCCTTTGTCTGGTCTTTTCTATCTATTCCATTAAAACCTTTTTCTTGAATAGTTCCGCAATAATAACAATCTTTATCAACTATATTTACATAGTCGTCATAAGTAATTGTAAAATCCAAGTTTTTATAATTAGCACTTCTTTTATAAACATTATATTGTAATTTCTTACTGTTACGTTTATTCGTATTAGCTTCTTCAGTCTTTTCTGGATTATCTTCTCTCCATTTCTTCGCTTGTTCAGCTTGTTGTTTTAAATATTCTTCTGTTCCAATTTTTTCTATTTTTCTTTGCCTACAATCCATCCATTTCTTAGCAACTTTATCATAATTTTCTTCATTCCATTTGGCTTTTACAGCTTTTCGTTCTGGTTTTGCATCATTCTTTCTAGCTACTTCATTTCTATGCTCTTTGTTTCGCTTTGCATCTTGTATCTTATTATTATCACGACAATTTTTACACGTCTTTGTAATATTATTTTTCATACCAACAAATTGGTCAATAGAATATTCTTTGCAACATGCAGTGCAATTTTTTGTTGAGTCTAATGCATTAGAACTCAAATCACATTTTACCATACTCATTTAATATGGTTTATAAGACATATTTACGTATTTTTAAAGTTTTCAATTTTTTATAATACAATACGTATTTCTTGACCATAGTAAAAAATTGATTTCAATATAAAAGTATCAACTTATTATATAAAATAACAACCTAATATGATTAACCATTTTTCCGAATCAACGAATGACAATAAAAACATCAAGTTCATTGATTTGTTCTGTGGTATTGGTAGTTTCCATTATTCTTTCAAAAAGTTAGGATGGGAGTGTGTGATGTCATGTGATATTGATAAAGCAGTGAAGGAAACGTATAAAGAAAACTATGGAATCCTACCTCTTGATGATATCATAGATATTGAACCTAAAAATATTCCTCATTATGATATATTATGTGCGGGATTTCCATGCCAACCCTTCAGCCAATGTGGACAACACAAAGGGTTTGATGATAAACGGGGAACTTTATTCTTTAACATTATGAAATTTGTTGATCATCATAGACCGAAGATAATCATTCTTGAAAACGTTCAGGGACTACTGAACCATGACAAAGGTAATACTTTTGAAAGAATAAAAGATGATATTCAAAAGGCTGGTTACTCAATAACATATAAAGTTATAAAATGCAGTGATTTTGGATTACCACAAATGAGAAAACGGTTATTTATTGTTGCAATTAGAAATGATACTGAAATTGTCAAACATATAGAAAAAATACTTGACTTAGATGAATACAAGCGTGAAACCACGCTATCAGAACTTCTTGGAAAGAAGTTTGAAAAAAAAATTGCTTATACTATTCGTTGTGGTGGTAAAAATTCCCCAATTAACGATAAACATAATTGGGATGGATATATGGTTGATGGTAAGGAATATAGATTAACGATTGCTGATTGTTTGAAATTGCAAGGGTTTGATTCCAATTTTAAACTATGTGGAAAAATTAAGGACCATTGGAAACAATTAGGTAATACAATTCCTACTGTCTTTACTGAAATCATTGGTAAGCAAATTGCAAAATATTATAATCTAACATGAATGCTACCACATTGTTTCCCATTGACGTCATCTGTATAAATCCATGGAAGACAATCATCTACTATCTTCTTTGGCATACCTTTTGGGCGAAAAGAAATGCGACATTGTTCAATGATAGTTTCTACATAGTTCATCTTTTTTTCATCTGAACCACAATCTATAAACTTGAGAGAGCCATCTTTATTAATCACAAGAATAGAATCACATTCAATTGGAGAAAGTTTTTTCCCAGTTCCTGTGAATATAAAATATGAAAGCATCTTGATAAAACTTGTTTTAATCTTTTCATCATGAAATGATTTCATATCACGAAATTCAATATCCTCGCCAAAAACAACTTTTCTTCTTTCATTCATTATTTTGTTTTTCCTGTTATTAATATATTCTTTTGCCAGTAAATCTAATTCACCAATGCATGGCTGTAAAGTTGTTTGAAATACATTTGCACTTCTAGGTGTATGATTTAATATAGATGGTTTTGCACCACGCAAAGATTTCATAGATGGATATCGCATTACATTTGTATGTTTAAACAAAATTATAACATCAGCTTTAGACCCAGAGGGAGCTTTTTTTATTTGTTCAATAGACGCGTATGGTAATTTTGTAGTAGGATTAATGATTTCTATACCTTCACATGCATCGTTTCCAAATATATTTACCAAGTATTCAATATTAGACCTGTTTTCATATAATTTTTTCTTATAAAGAATTTCGTCATTTTCTCCCTGGTTACCCTTTTCAATGATTATTTGATTTTCCATGTCTTGTATTTACCATTTATGTAATTAAAAATTTAACTTCAATTTTTCCGTGAAAAATTGATATAAATATGAAACATTATTTCATATTTATAAAATCATGTCAATCTTCGGAGAGCCTATTAAATATATCTATTTCCATAATACTACGGACCTACCTCTGCAAATATGTAGATGGACTACGGGCTCCAACACATTAAAATCAACACGTATTGGCCCAAATGAAAAACATCTACTCCATAGCAGTGTGGGTGAATGGCATATGGATTCTATGTTTGGTGATGATGCTGATTGCGAAATATGGAAAGCGGCTGGACTAGAAAAACACCATATTGTTGGTAAGTTTCGTTCCAAACCTTGTATTCAAGGAAACTATTCTTGGATGGAATATTATGAGCCTTTTGATTGTATTTATAGTGAAACGGATGGTGAAGTTAAAGGTTTAATTACGTTTATTAAACGATGAGATATATATTTATTATTTCACACCCTTACAAATTTACAAGTTTACAAGTTTATCCACACCCTTACAAATTTAGGAGTTTATCCATATAAATTATTTGTTTTTAAATTTTTTATTATTATTAAAATAAACTCATTTATAAATGAGTTTCTCAACGTTTAATACTATTGGTTTTATGGGAAGTATAAAAACTAAAGTTACAATTACACCTACGCCTTCTGCTAATTTGGTTAGTATAACTTCAGATGCTAATATTATTACCACAGATGGAATCGGAAATACTATATATATATTTAAAACTAATAGTTCTGGAACAACCACTGGTACCATTAACTTTAGTAATATAGTTCTAAACCCAGTCATAACTGTTTTAGCAGTTGGCGGAGGAGGTGGAGGCGCTAACGGCGGGGGGAGGGGTGGCGGTGGCGGTGGCGGCGGTGTTGTTTATACAACTTATACTTTAAATTCAAATACAACTGGAACAATTGCTGTAGGTTCAGGCAGAACAAGGGTAACCAATGGTTATAACACTACACTTAACTTTTCCGTTAGTCAAGGAGGAATTGGTAATATTATAGCATATGGTGGCGGTGGTGGTAATAATAATGCAAGCGGTCTTGCTGGAGCGTCTGGAGGAGGTGCCGCTGGAGCTTTGTCATATCTTGGCGGGGCTGCCAATAATGCAAACAATAATTTAGGATATCCTGGAGGAAATGCAGGCAATATTGCAGGTGGTGGTGGTGGCGGTGCAGGTGGTCCAGGATATTCTGGGGCTGGCACTACTTCTGGGGCAGGTGGAATTGGATTTCTATGTAATATTACAGGTTCTAACTTATATTGGGCAGGTGGAGGTGGTGGGTCATGCACTACAGGTACTGGAGGAGCAGGTGGATTAGGTGGGGGAGGTGGTGGGTTGGGGAAGCAAAGTCCAATTACTTATGCTGCATATGGTGGTCAAGCGTACAGTAATAGCAGCCCTGATGCTTTTCAAAGTGGAGGAGACAACACAGGAGGAGGAGGAGCAGGCGGGGGCTCAATCGGTGGTTCATCAGCACAACATGGAGGAAGTGGTATTTTAATTATTTCAATACCAACAGCATCTATAAGATAATATTTAATAACTATATTTATACCAGCGAAGATTTAAAATGGGACGCTCTGTAAGAGCGTGATTTCAAATCGTTACTGGTATCTGACCCTTGAGGAATTAAAATAATTTTTTATCATAAACTGCAAAAATAACCCTATCAAACACCCTATATATAAATCAAAAACTACAATTATACGCTGATTTACTAACGATTCCTTACTATAATAGAACCAAGGAAGGGCTACAAATCCAAATGCTAATTGAGCTACTTGTGCAGAAGTAATATAGATTTTATATTTATTAATCATTGGACGAATAGTACCAAACAATGATAAAAAATAATACCCATACATCACTGTATGAATACCAGAATTAATCAAGGATGCAAAGTAAACACCTTCAAACTCATATACAAAACCCAAATGCCATACAATTGTTGCACCAATATGATGAAACTTTTGTAAAAATATGGGTTGTTTGTGTTTGGCATATAAAATCATCGTATCAACATATTCGTAATATTTTGATAAATAAAACACAAAAAGTATCCACCTCATAGATGGTTGATTAAAATAAAATCCCGATTCTGATGAAACACCATTTGACAACAGTACGAGGAATAATTGGGTAAATGTATACAAACTAAATACATGCAAACATAAATTATGAACAATAGAGAAAGATTGTATATCTGCTGGATGAATAGATTGTAACCATTTGTTTGGTGTTTTTAGATATTGATATGCAGCTAATGTAGGTAATGTAAGGTGTAACATTTCTATATATAAATATCGTGTGTTATTTATATATTTTTTATTTAATGTTTACGGGTAGCACGTTTTGATTTCTTGGATTTACGTGTTTTGCGTTGTTTCTTGGCTGTTTTGCGTTTACCGCCATATATACTAGGATCCATTATAGGAAAATCATCATTATTATCATCATCACTACTGCTATCAGTTTTCATGCTAGCAGTACTAGCATCACTAGACGAACGGGGTTTCCCTGTTTTAAAAACACTTTTAAGATCTTTATATTTATCCTTTATTGCCTCTTTTAATGTAGTTAACAATGTCTTTTTAGGTTCATCAATAATAGGTAACCCTAATAATGTTGCCTCATTGCTGTTTACTGTTATAAATACATCTTCGTCTTCTTTATTTCCAATCTGTTCAATATCTTTATCAAGAGAGTTTGTTATTTTATAAAACAACGTAATCACAAAAATAATAAATCTAAATTTTTTGTTTGAATCTGTTTCTGTAATTGTAGCAGTATCACTTGATACAACAAATGCATGAATTGAATCATCCCAATTATAATTAATGTCTTTGGATCTAAAACTCTTTTTAGCTTCAGTTATGTTTTTTTCTAAATGACCTATTAAAAGAGTAAATACTATATGTTCTCCTCCTACTTTATTATTAAAACAACCTTGTAATTCTTTAAGTTTTACCATAAAAGCATCGTTCTTATCGCTATTTATAGGCGAACATTTTTCAAAACCAGGTTCTTTTTTTG